CGTCGTCATCAGAGCCTGCAATCCGGAGAGGCCTTGCGTCTGGGCTTGTTGCGCCGCAGCAAGTTGCTGCGCGCCCAGGTTGCCCTGAGCCTGCCCAATGTTGCCGTACTGGCTGGCGATGTCCCCCTGCGCGGAGGCAAGGTTGCCGTAGAGAGAGGCGAGGCCCTGCTGTTGTTGCGCCGCAGCAAGCTGCGTCTGAGTACCGAACTGCGACTGGGCTTGTGCCCGACGTTGCGCGTCCTCGAAAGCTTGCTGCCCGGTTTGGGTGCCGAACTGCGATTGTGCTTGCGACCGGCGCTGCGCGTCCTCGAAAGCTTGCTGCGCGGTCTGGGAGCCGAACTGCGATTGCGCCTGCGACCGGCGCTGCGCGTCCTCGAAGGACTGCTGCCCCACTTGAGTACCAAACTGCGACTCTGCCTGGGACCGACGCTGCTGGTTTTCAAACGACGCCTGGGCCTGCTGTAGTGCGTTGTCATACCCGGCTTGCCTCATGCCCGCCGCAGTCCTGGCTTGCTGCTCCAACACGGTGCGGTCAAGTTCCGCCCGTTGGATACCCTCACGGGAGCCACCAAATGCGCCCGCCTGGACCGCGTTCGCGGCCTGCTGGTTGGCTGCAATGTCGCCCTGCCTCCGAATGTCGCCCAAAGCCTGTTGGACCGCGACGTCTTCGTAGGGATTAAAGAAGGATGCCGCCGAGCTAGGGTCAAACCCCTGCGCCGAGTAGGCGGGGGCGCCGCTGAACTGCTGCGCCGAGTAGGCGGGGGCGCCGCTGAACTGCTGCGCCGAATAACCGGGAGCGCCGCTGAATTGTTGTGCCGAATACACAGGCGCGCCAACGTATGGATCGTAGGAACCTTGAATTGTCCGCCCCGCTTGCCCCACCGCGCCCCTGCTCTGGCCGATGTAGCCGGGGGCCGTGCTTAACGCACCAAGGGCTTGGCCCATGGTCCCAAGGCCGGAACCCAGGGTGCCCCGTCCAGTGCTGGCGAGAGCCTGATATCCGCCGATGCCGCCAGCTTGGTTTGATCGGGCGAAAGCTTCCCTCTCGGCGCCACTAAAACCAGCAATCCGCTGCTCCGGTAGCCGCAAGGCCGTATCGGCTAGTGTTTTGCCGGATTTCAAAAGACCTAACTTGTAGGCCTCAATCTCTGGCGCCTCGCGGACAATGCTTTCGGAATAATCGACCATGCCTAAGCCCTCATCTCGAAGTCGCGCATCATGCTGTAGAGGTTCTTAGCCCCCAGGTAGCGATTGCCCTGGCCGGTCGGGTCAGCGCCACGCACGGAGCGGGCGTTCAAGACAAACTCGCCGTCCGAAAGCATTGCGGGAATGTCGTCTGATTTCTCGGTTCCAGGACCCTCCACGAGCATTTCCTTTCTAGGAAACTGGGCCAGTCCGCCTTGGTTCAAGGTGTAGGGGCTCTCGACAATGAGGTCTTGGGGATTGCGTGCAGTAACTTGCTGGGGGGCCAAGTTCTGGACGATGAATTTATCCGGGTCTTTGGCAAGAAGTGCGTTGGGCTTGCGGAACCCAGAAATGTCTGAGGCGCGATCTTCCTCGTCGTCGCCGCTAAATAGGGAGGCAATGAGCGGCGCTCCGATGGTGGCCGCTGCGAGGAGGGCGGTTGGCGAAATACCTTTATTCTGGTCGGCCAAAATTGCGTAATACCGTCTAAGACCTGCCTCTCCACCGGAGTACTCTTGAAGATTCGCAGGCAAACCTGCAATTTCGGCCTTGTAAATTTTACTGGCCTCGAGGGCTCGGGCGTTGGCGTCACCGCTTCCAATACCAAACTTCTCGAAAATGCCCGACCCAAAATCTTTAGCGCGGTCAAAGATGTTTTGCGGTGCGTCAATAGTCGGTTGGTTCGGAAGTCGAGTACCAGAAAGGTCTGTGAGGAATTGCCGTTCGCCTCCAGACGGCACAGGTCTGTTGATGTCAATCATATTAAGCCGCTCTTGCCCCATCGGCGGTAACTGGTCTTGAGGCCGGAGTCCGCCAAATATCTGCGGCCGGATATTGGTTTGTAATTGACCCGTACGGGAGCTCAACACTCGGGGCGGCCCCGAAACCGAATCGTTACGCAGGGCCTGTTGTCTAGACAGATAGTTAGCGTCGCCCGGCGCCGAGCCGACCGGAAGGACGGTTTCAGGAACGGAACCCAGAGAAGCAACCTGAGTTCCTTGAACGCCAGTTAGATTTGCGGGGGGGAGGGTTGGTGCCGACGGGACAAAACCGGCATCAAGCGTTTGTCTCCCCATGAAAGAATCAAACGGGTTGGAGGCGGCTCGTGCCGACGCAGTTCTGAAATCGACGTTTTGATTGCCAGGCATGTTCCGGGTTAAGAAGTTGTCGCTGTCAGCGCCGAACGACCCAGCCACCCTGGAACCCAACTGTCTCCCGGTCTGCGGGTCGTAAACCGGCGTCACCCCGGTAATAGAACCCTTTGCGCCACCCAACAACGTTCCCGTGGGACTGAGGGCTCCACGAGCCGCTGAAAACGCAACCGAAGCTCCGCCCGCAAGCGCGGCCGCCTTGAGAGAATCGTTAAGACTACGGCCTCCGGAGAGGCTGCCAATACCCGCGCCTAAAGCTGCGGCACCCGCGGTCCCCGCACCAAACGCAGTGCCGAGGAAGGGAATGCCAAACGCCGAAGCAGCCAACGGAATAACTACGGGGGCAATCTTCTTGGCAATCTTGGCGACCTTCTTGAGGCCTTTTTTAATTCCCCGGAAAATCTTCTTGAAGAAGAACTCCGGCATCCCGGTTACGGGGTTGAGGCTGTTGAGTTCGCTGCCCACGACATACTCTTGAGGCTCAAGGCCCATTCCCCGCATCTGGTCAAACAACAATTCCCGGACTTTCGGATTGGCGTCCAGCACCTCTGTCGGCACGACCGTCTCACCCTCGGCGGCGTGAACCACGTAAACGTCGCCGTGGCGGCCAAACTCTGCAAGGCGGGAGGCCTGCTCTCGGAAAGATCCGATCCCAGCGGCCGAAACCTCGTAGTCGGGAGAGGCGTCTGCGAAGGATTGGAGGCCGTTTGATAGGGGGGTGTAATATTGACTAGCCATTAGGAAAGCTCCAAAACACTGGCGAAGGCGTATATTTTCGAGGCGGTGGCGCAGTTCAGTACGAACGTGTCACCGGCCTCTAAAACGAAGGGACCGGCTAAGGACCTGTCTGCGGACTCTGAGGTCGCTGCTAGAGTGCCTAGCGTGACTTTCTGCAAAGTTACCGTAACCGAAGCGGAGCTATCGGTTATCTTGGACAATACTACGATTGACCCGCTGTGGCTATTGAACAGTTGGACGTTCTTGATGATGGCCTCGGTGGCGTCGGGGCACGTGTAGACCGTCACGTCTCCCGTGGCACCCACTAGTTTTGCTATGTTTTTGTACGCGGAAGCCATCAGTCCATGAACCAGTTTATGCCGTTGGTCTCATCTTCCCCGCTAATTATTGCGGGCAAATCCGTCTTGGTGAGCGCAGCCTCAAGAGTGCTGACGAGGCGCACCATCATATCAAAACTGTACTCCTCGGGGACCAGGGGGAGCGCCGTGTCTAGTATCTTGCCCACTAGCGCCTCCCATCCGGCCTGACGTCCAACCGAACGTCGCCCAAGGTCCAAGCAATATCCGAGGCGCTGCTTTCGATCCTAAGTGCAGCAGAGCGGGCGCGGGACCGGACAAAAGACTGTTGCGTGGTGCTTGTGACGGCGCTCGTGGAGTTTGTAGACAGATCCTCACCCGGATAATCGCGCGTCTTTATGATGTAGTTCACGGAGGTGTTGGCGTCCGAACTGGTCAGGTCTAAGTCGGGGATAATCCGGGAGATGAAGGAGAACTGCTCCCCGTCACCGATAGAAAACACCGAGGACTCAATGAACGGCGCCATAGCCTCGCCATCTGCTGTGGTCCCTGTCTCGTGGGTGTATACGAAATTAGCGTCTTCATATTCCCCGGCAGCCCGTGGGTTCTCGTGAAGGCCAAGATCGACCCACGCAGTTCGCGACAGGGAGCCTATGTCCCAGGTGTTGTCCGCGTAGTTAAACTTCGCGTACCGGTCGATGGAGACGCTGTCCGACGAGCAGTAAAACCAGAAGACCTCGTTGAACATCCGGTTTGAACCCGCAAAAAACTGGCTGCGCTGCTCAAGGTTAATGTCATCAAAGACATACCGGAGGACCGTGCAGGGGATCGTCTGCATCTGGCCCCCGTACATAAAGAAGTTCTCCGTATCCATCCAATAAACCCGGTCTCCGACCGACACCACCGCGTTGGGGGATATGATGGAGACGTTGTTAGCCAGAAGAGTTATGGAAAAGGTAAACGGAGGCCCGACGAATCTCATGCTGTAAAGAGAGGCGTCGGTCCAGATAAGAATTTGCTGCCGTGTTTCGACTGCCGTAATTATTTCTGAGCCAGAGGAAAGTCTTAACGACCCTGCCGTGTTCGTTGCCGTGGGGGTCCAATCCACTGCGTTTTCTTGGTCAGACCAACGGACCAGCATCAAGTCTTGGACCGTGGTCCCAAGAGTGTTAGCGCCCATGCAAATAACGTGGCGATCTGTGTCAGACACAAGAACTTGCCGGGAAATTGTCGGAGCGCCCGATGCCCCGGAAAGCGCGCTCAGAGCGACCGCCCTACTGGACAACCCCAGGGTTGCATCCCAGTAGTACACGGTGCTGTCTCGGACGTTGATAACAAGATCCTCGCCCCAGTTGTCTTGAGACCAAAGCCTAGCGTTCGCGGCAATTCCGAAAGGTTCCACCGCGTTTCCCCAGCCGTAAAACCCGTTGGCTTCTTTAACAAGGGCGCCGTCGCTGTGGGCGGCGGCTGTGGTTCCCCTTGCGCCGCGAGCAACGCCCGCATCGAGGGTCTGGCTAGACTTCCCGGTATATTGGATAAGCTCATTGTCGATCTGTATTAAACCGACAAAAGTTACCGCAACGCCGCTGCCGTGAGCAGCAATGGTCGTACCATCGGCTCCGCGTGTGAGATCGCCAAGGACGTTCCCGACGTTGGTGTTATATATAATGTTTTCGCTGTTTATTTTTACCGTACCCTTCTCGGGAAACCCGGAAGAGTCCGCCACGTTAATTGACTCATCCACGACGGCGACGATTGCTCCGGTCGTAGAAGCCGCTGCCTCAAAGTCCGAGGCAGAGGTAAGTATTACGGAGGTTACGCTGCTGTTTATGGCACCATCTAGCGTTGTTAAGGAGTAGGTGAGGGTCTCGCCGCCAAAGTACCCAGCCCCCCAACCTGGACCGTTAAGTACAAGGGTCGAGGAACCAACACTAATTTGGTAATTTGCGATTACTGCGGAACCACCCCCACTAGTGCCGCCGGAACTGGCGCTTCCCCCGGTGTCTAACTTGTAACTTCCGGAGGAAACAACCTCAGTTATTTCGTGTTCCTTATTGAGTTGAGCAATCGTCAAGCCGTCAACCGTCGTGGCACCGCTGAACGTAACGTAGTCACCGGCCCCAGCACCGTGGCCCGCAGCAGTTACGGTAACCACCCCAGATCCCGCGTCACCCGTGGTGATGGGGTTTGCGCCAAGAGTGGCCGTGCTCCGAATGGGAGTGATGTCGTTGTAGACCGTGCCTTGCTCGATGTAGAACTTTGAAGTTGTTCCCACGCCCATCAGCTTCAAGGCGGACAGGGTAACCCACACCTTGAGTGACCTCACCGTTCCCGCAACCGAAGAGCTACCAACCTTTATCCAGCCGCCTATTTTTTCCGGGTAGCCTTTTCTAAAGCGGATTAAATCCGAGTCGAACCAGCCCTGCTGGTCTGCAAAAGACGTGCTTTCACGATTGACGCCGGGACGGAATTGTATTTTAGAAAGAGGCATATCAAATCACGGCGCGTCAGGCCACGTCGGGTTGGCCGGGTCACTGGTAGCCGCCGGAAGGTTTCTCAGTGCAGTCCGGTACGTTACCCATGCTGCCGGTACATCCTCACCAGCCTCTTGAGCCTTCACGACACCCCAGTCGCAAGCAGCGAGCAATCGATCACGTTTTGCTCGAAGCGCCACCCACTCGTCTGAGTCATAACGAGACTTCAACCACTTGTGAGCGCGGAGACTGACAGAATCGATGTCTACTTCTTCGTAGACCGTGCTTGCGGCTGGGTAAGACTTCGCCTTTGTCTCTTGTCCTGTGTCCTTGTCGTACTCGGCTGGGGTTGCTGCCGCTTCCATCAGGTCAGCAATGGTACCCGATGGGCTGAGAGATTGGATGACCGCACCCTCGGCGGTGACGATGCGATTATTCATTTTCTAATTCTCCAAAAAATACAGCCGTTCCTCGAGCATCAGCTGCCGCGCCTGACGAATTGTACCATTTAATTTTTACGCTGCCGGTTGTCTTGTTGTCGGCAATGCCAAAAACTACATCGCCATTAGCTGAAACGGCTGAGATGTAGTCATCTGTCTTGAATGGAATTGCGAAGGTAATAGTCCAAACGCCAGTGCTGTCGCGAGCGATGCTTTTAATGTTGTACGAGGTCGCTATATTGGCAGATGTTTTACCAATGTCTTCATAGTAAGCCTTCGCCTTGCTGAGATCGACGCCAGCAGGAAGGTCAGCCGACAAGGACCGCACTATCTCGTTGACTTGGCGCTGATCTGTTGCGGGAGTGGATGCGAAAAGGTTGGCATTGTTGATTTCCGCTACCGCATCTCCAAATATGGCACCATGCTCGAATGTGGAGCCACCAGTTGCTACCGTTCGTTCAGTCTCAATGGCAAGCCCGTTGAAGATTTCCTGGCTGTCTGTCTGAGTGACAATCACCTTTTTCGTTAAGGGGTCAACTTCGGCGTCGAGCACAATATCGGTACTGCCGGACTGGAGAAGAACTTTGGCGTTCGCCAAATACATCGGAGCTTCGGCGTCGTATATCTGTCGAACCATCGTGGCGGTCATAGCGTCTTTTGTGAAGCGAACCAGCGACACAGCCGTGGCGTTGGCGGGATTGGTTGAATTGTCCTGTTGTATGCCGATATTCCACGGAAGATTACCGCTCGATGACAGTGACCCAGCATCTGTGGTTGACGAGTTCCTTAAAACACCGTCAACGTAGAGATGGCGTTCTGTGCTGCTAACGCGGACAAATGCGATGTGATGCCATGCGCCGTCAGTAAACAACACGTTTCCACTATTGACGCTGACCGCTGCTGTCGCCCCATCATCGACGATGTTTATCGTTCCGTTGCTGACCGCCATGACATGAAAGCGAATCGTATTACCGCTATTTCCAAAACCCCACAGCATTCCGTCATCGCCGCTGATGTAACGCGCCCAGCCATAACTGGTCGCAGAGCCAGTGCCGATTACATCCCAGTCCGCGTTACTGCCAACAGCTAGATAATTCGATGAGCTAAACCCGGAGTATTGTTTTAATTCTGCGCCAGACGCCACAACCGCTTCAGTGACTGTGCCGTTCTGTGTAAGTGTGTTGGCTTGGTACGAGCGGTCGGCTGTCACGCTGTTAGCCAGCCACGCGCCTCTAATATCACCGAGCAAATAACCGGTGTTGTACGTTCGGTTGATGCTGGCACCCGAAGATGCGAAGGTGTTATCGCCCCTGAGTTTGAACGAAGTCCCGCTCGTTGACGCCCACGCCGATTTCATCCCAGAGGCTGAAAACGCGGTCGTTGTGGCAAACCCTGCGGGGTAAGAAGCAGAGTCGTTATAACTGTCACCGCTAGAGGACGCGACGTCCGCGTTAATAAGATTAACTTCAAATCTACGAGTGTCGGTTGCTGACCTGGGAAAAATAAAATCGTTACCCTGAAACCCAACAACCCCAGTCGCTGGGGACTCGCCCGTAATATCCCAGACGTTTCCATCGGTTTTAATCAAGGACGCCGTTTTGGTTTCGCCAGCCGCGAAGAGCGCTCCGAATGTGGGAATCGATCCGCCTGTTCGTGCGTCAAACCCACTCGAATCGACAACCTTAGCAGCAACCATCGAAACATCATTACTATCCAGTGCCGGTGCCGTGCTGGTGGACAATGTGCGGGGCCAGCCATTCGTGCGCTCGGCCCACGCACCGTCGTGCGGGTCAACAATGTGAATGCCCTGGTCAGAGGTTCCCAC